ATAACCACTTATGCGTCTATAACCTCCATCCGGATCAACCTCAAAATTTAACAGCTCTTTAGCAAATCCGGGCTGCCTAAGCATTTCAAATTCATTTAGATTGGTATTTAAACCACCCGTACATGATAAACCAAATGCTAAAGACATTAGATAAATACCACCCTATCATCTTTAAAATAAGATGTACTAGGCCCAAGAAGATTTTCTCTCATGCTTCTTAAACCTTTTTTGTAGTCTTCTAATGCAAATGCTGATGCTTGAGGGTTGTCTTTAAACTGATAAAGATAATATCTAGCTTTAGATATAAGAACAGGACTATACAAATCAGGAAAAACTATTTGATCAGAGTAAGAAGATAACTCTGTAGGAAGGTCATAAGCAAAAAACCAAATCTTATAAGCTTTTTTAGGTATAGGGCTTAGTCCAAATTTACGCCCATCAAGACTACGAATTACTGAGTTAGGCTCACCCCAGTTCTGGGTGTCTGCGTCATCAGCGTTTTCTGTAGTTCTTTTAAAGTCTCTCCATGTATCAATAGTGATATATTGTAAATTTTTAGAAACATATGGCGCAGATTCACCACTAACTCCCACAGTTGTTATATAAAAATTATCCCAATCAATAGCTCCATAGTCTGTTGTTAGGTTATCACTAGCAGCTTTTAATTCGTACCATCTTGTTCCGGCAGTAGTTTCAACAGAAACATTACCAAACATAGGATCTGTAGTACCACTTTCGCCTGTTGCCAAAAAAGGCCACTTAGGTTCTTCATTGACAATATCTAAATAGGCTCTATTAATACAGTCTTTTGCATGAGCCTGTATACCAATAGCTGAAGAAAAATTAGCAGAAGTCAAAACAACTTCATTTAATTCTCTTAGCAGCTCATTCGTTAACTGTAAATAATTTTTAGCCATTATTTTTTATGAACCTTTTGAATTTCAAAGTTAGCAGACTTTGAAGCACCCTTGTGAGGCTTGAAGCCATCTCTAGGGTCTTTCATAAGTTTGTAGCTTTTACCACTTTTCATCCAGTGGTAGCCTTCAGGTGCGTTAACTTTCATGTTAGCAAGGCTTGGCAGTTTTCATAGCACCAGCAACAGAACCACCTTTACTATATTCACGGCGAGCCATTTTGTTACCATCAGCTTTTTTCATTTTATTATAGCCACCCTTCATCATTTTCTTTTTGTCACCATACATCATTTGTTTTCTTCCTCTCTATGATTTACAGGGTTATCAGGATTTCTAAAAATCCTATCGTAGTTTTCGTCAGCTTTTTTCTTGTCTTCGTGTCTATAATATTTAGCACGAATTTTAACTTTGTTGTTTACGTTAAATCTAATGGGGTTTTGTTCGCTTCCAATTTGAGGCATAGCTTAATCCTTAAATTAAAGGGGGCCATATTTCAGACCCCCGATAATCTTAGTCAATACCGTAGAATGCGGATACCAGAGCTTCTGGACGCAGTACCTTAGCACCATAAACATGGAGGCCACGTACAATGTCACCAAAGCTGCTTGGATCACGAATTACTTCAGTGTTAACAATAGTCTGAGCAGTACAGGTAGATGAAATGTGACCAGCCAGACACTTACCAGCAGCATTAGTAGTGCCGGCAATGTTGTTAGTCTTGTACATATCAAATCCACGTAGCTTGCCAGAAGATACCAAACCGTTACGGATTGAACCTTGACCAGCGTTGTAATCTACAGACAGGAGCTTAGAGTTGCTTTGTACAAGCTGCTCATAGAACTCTGGATTTGCAAGGAACCAACGGCCTTCTTCAGGAACATTTTGCTCGTCAAGCAGACGCGCCATGTGTGAAAGAACGTCAATTGGATCATGCTCAGAAGCTCCAAAGCCAATGTCAAGATTACCAGTACCGTCAAAAGTACCAGCAGCAAGGTCAGTAGCACTGTCAGAACCCAGAATGTGATTTGGGTTTGCAGCAGGAACGCCAGCAAACATAGTAGCGATTACGCCTTCGTCAAACGCATCACGCAGAGAGTAAGCAGCAGAAGATGCAGCTACTTCGCGGAAGTTAACGTGAGACATATTGCTCTCAA